TACCAGACCAAACAAGAATTCTTTGAAACCATGATGCTGAATTTGTCGCTTCATGGTAATGCATACGCCAAGGTGATGAAAGTAGGCGGACAAATCCGTTCGATTTTGCCGCTCATGTCGGCACAAGTGACTCCATCGTTGCTTGCTGATGGGTCGATGGTTTACCAGTACGAGGCTGATGGAAACGTAGACGTTTACGCCGAGGAGTCGATCTGGCACGTTAAATTATATGGAAACGGCGTAGTGGGCAAATCCCCGTTGGCTTTTGGTCGCAACATATTTGGTATTGCGCAAGCCGCCGAGCAAGTAGTGACCAAAATTTACACCAACGGCGGCAAGCGGAGCGGCGTGTTGTCGCTTGATCGCCAATTGTCCCCCGTTCAGCGCGAACAAATTCGAGCCAATTTTAGCACTCTGACCACCGGAACTGATGAGCGGTTGTTGGTGCTTGAAATGGGCATGAAGTTTGACGCGATTAGCATGTCACCTCAAGACATTGAACTGCTGGCTTCACGACGTTATCAATTGGAAGAGATTTGCCGTTGGTTTGGTGTTCCTTCCGTTTTGGTCAACGACACAAGCGGTTCGACTACTTGGGGTAGCGGTATTGAACAATTAGTCAGTGGTTTTTATAAGTTGAATTTACGCCCTTATTTAGAAAGATTTGAAGCTTCCATCTCCGCTAATTTGCTCACCGAAAGTGAAGCATCGGAATACGAATTCGAATTTGACTTTGAGGGGTTGTTGCGTTCTGATTTGAAGTCCAGACTTGAAGGGTATCGCACGGCGGTCGCTGGAAGCATATTAACTCCCAACGAGGTGCGCCGAATCGAAGGCTGGTCACCAATGTCGGGCGGCGATTCTCTGCTTTCACAAATTAACATGACTCCTATTGAAAATCTCGGCGAAGCCGATCCGCTCAATGATAACCCGGGGGACAACATGGGCAGCGAGGCAGACATTCAACAATTGTCGCTCAACAGCGCACAAGTATCGTCATTGCTTGAAGTGGTCGCGGCGATCACTAGTGGTCAAATGCCTATTGAAACCGGAAGAGCCATTATTGATAGTGCGTTCCCAGTAATCACCACAGAACAATTGGATCAGATCATATCCCCATTAAATGGGTTTGAGGCACAAAACACTACGCAGGGGGTGACAGATGTTACACAAGCTTAACGCAGTTGAAACCGTAGAATTTAAATTTTACGAAGGCAAACAGGGCTTATTTTCCGGGTATGCCTCGGTTTTTGGCGGTGTGGACAGTTGCGGCGATACAATTGTGCCGGGCGCGTACAAGAACACCATCATGGATCGTGAGCGACCAATTCAGTTGCGTTTTAATCACGAACCCGGTGTAATTGGCAAATGGACTCGTATCGAAGAAGATGATAAAGGCTTGTATGTCGAGGGCGAATTAACACCCGGACACAGCAAGGCGATCGATGTGTACGCGAGCTTGAAGCACGGTGCTATTAGTGGTTTATCTATTGGGTATCGCGCTATCAAGTATGCTAAAAATCAAACCGGGGGTTTTAATTTGGAAGAAATCGCACTGATTGAAATTAGTGTGGTGGAATCCCCTGCAGATTTAAATGCACAGATAGGAACTATCAAGTCTGTGCTTGACGAAATGAAAACTTTAAAAGAAATTGAAGCCTTACTGCGTGATGCTGGCGGGTTTAGTAGGGCAGATGCGACTGCGCTTGTAAGTCGTGTCAAAGCCTTGAGTCATGGTGATCGTGAATCAGAAAAAAATGCAAGTGAGTTGTTGCAGTACATTCAGTCAGCATCATCTAAACTCTTAAGGAAATAGAAATGGAACTCGAAATTAAAGCCGCATTAGATGCGCATGGTAAAGCTATTGAAACAGCTATGGCTAAGTACGACTCACAAGTCGCTGACTTGGGCAAAGCTGACGAACTCGTGAAAGGCGAACTCCGCGCCTTGAGCGAGAAATTCGAATCAACAATCACCGAAATCAGCCAGAAAATGGATACGGCTCGCAAAGAGTCCGCCCCTAATTTGTCTGCTGGTGCAGAGTTCGTGAAATCCGAACAGTTCAAGCAATTGCTTGCTGGTCAGACTCAACGTGCCCGTTTCGAAGTCAAAAACACAGTGACTTCTGGTTCGACTACTGTGTTCCCGCAGCAAAACCCCGCAATCATTCGTGGTGATTTTGCCCCTCTGACTATTCGCGAATTGTTTCGTTCAATTCCTGTCACTTCGAACATGGTCAATTCCTTGCGTGAACTGTCATGGACAAACGATGCTGCCGAAGTTAGCCAAGGTGCAGCCAAGCCCGAGTCCGATTTGACCTTTGAACAATACAATGTGCCAATCACAACCGTTGCACATTGGATCAAAGTATCGAATCAGTTGCTTGCTGATGCTCCAGCAATCGTGGCTTACATCGACACTCGTGCCCGTGACGGTTTGGCACAACGTATTGATGCACAATTGCTTAACGGCAACGGCACATCGCCAAACCTGTCCGGTCTGACCGACAGCGGCAACTTCACTGCATATACCGCCACAAGCGGCGATTTGCTCGTGGATGCTATCAACCGTGCTAAGTACGCTCTTTGGGCTACTGGCAATATGCCAGACACCGTTGTTGTTAACCCTGCGGATTGGGGCGCAATGGAACGTACTCGTGAAGGTGCGGGTACTGGTCAATACTTGTACGGTACTCCCGGCGCAATGGCTGGCAATAACCCATTCGGTCTGCGTATTGTGTTGTCGAACAATATGCTTGCTGGTAAATTCTTGGTTGGTGCAATTGACGCTTCGGCTGTCCTTTACACTCGTCAGGGTGCTACCGTTGAAATGGGCTATGTGAATGCCGACTTCACGAACAACCTCGTGACAATCCGTGTTGAGGAGCGTTTGGGATTGGGCGTTGAACGTCCAAGTGGTTTGCTGTACGGTTCTTTCACAGCTTAACCTTTGAGGAGATAGCGGGGGGTTCGCCCCCCGCTTTCACACAATGAAAGTATCAATCTTGAAAAAAGCAATTCTCGACGATAAGTTGGGGCGTTTAATGCATGGACAGGTCGTTGATCTGCCTGAGCATAAAGCTCGGTTTTATCTCGCTCGTGGCGAGGCGGAACTTTACGAAACAAAGGTGTTTCGTGAAAACCCCTCCAAGGCTGCTGGACAGGTTACACAACCGTCTGCATTGCCAGTGGCTCTAGTCTTACCAGTGCAGACGTTGAATCAGTCAGAAGATGGTGCGAAGAAAAAGGGCAAACTGAAAAAAGAAGTGTAATTGTTGCTAACACTTCTTTTCGTATTGCACCTTGGGCGGATGCGCTGTTTGCTTTAGACCGCGATTGGTGGAAAACTTACGGTTTAGAAGTAGACCAAGTTTTTTCTGGTAGGCGATTGTCCACCAATAGTATTGAAAGACGTTTTAATGTTACAAGGCTACAAAGTATTAAATCTTATGCTAATTCGGGTGCAGGAGCAATGAGTGCAGCAATCCACGCTGGAGCAATTAAGTTGATTTTGCTTGGTTATGACTGCCAACACACGGGCGGAAAAACGCATTGGCATGGTGATCACCCGGCGGGGCTTGGCAATGCTGCGCGAATTGACGCATGGTTAGATGAGTTTGCTAAACTTGGTCGCGATCACGCACAAGTCGAAATTCTAAACGCCACGCGACAAACGGCGTTAGAATGTTTTAAACGTATGACACTAGAGGATGCGTTGTGGCAGACATAAAGTGGCGGTTCTGGCAAGACATCACCAAGCGTCTTGTTGATAAGCAAGATGGCACTTGGGCGGAGCGTGTTGAGGCATACCCTCCTGCCAAGCTGATGACAGATTCAGATGGTAGTTATGCACGTTTGCGAGTTGATGTCGGTCAGACAGGTTTTTTTGCGGGGCGTGAGGCTCGTACTTTTTATGAGTTCAGCATTGCAAGCGGCGCAAGACAAGTCATTAAAGTTGTTGCTCCAACAGATACCGTTGTTCAACAATTATTAATAGATTTATATTTAGCAGAAATACGTTTGGAATTGGTTGTTGGAGGCACAGAGGGCGGGACGTTTGCGACTTCATTGCCTATTTTTAAAACAAATACAATGTCAACGGCATCAAACTATTCTCCACAAGTCACAATGAATCTTGGTGGCACACACACAGGCGGAACGATTGTTGATTTAATTCAAACAGTAACAGATACAAACCCAAACAAAGCAACGCCAGCTGGTGTAAGTGAAGATAGCCCACAAGGGTTTGCTGCTGGCACGTTTTATATTCGTCTAATCAATACGGACGGGGCAACCGCCACCGGAATATTTAGAGCCAGATGGGAAGAAAGACCATGAGCCAAATCACACTATCCGAAGCAAAATCCTTTCTCGACGTTATCCACAGTAGCGACGATGTGAAGTTGCAATTGTTGCTTGATGCGGCGGAAGACGAAGCACGGGCGTTTATGAACCGTGATGATTTGATTGAATGGGACAGCAACGTGTCCTCGACTGACCCAATACCGGGCAGCATTAAAATTGGCGTGTTGTTGCTGCTTCAAGCCAACTATCAAGCGAATTCAGATGACGCTGATAAGTTGCGCAAAGTGGCAGAAATTAAACTGATGCCATACCGTTTAGATTTGGGGGTCTGATGCTTGCTTATCGCCTACGACATCGAGTTGCTATTCAAGAACAAGTGGAAACACAAGATTCCAACACGGGTGCGTACAGCATTGATTGGGAAAATGTGATGCTCGACTCCGACACTGAATTAAATGCTGTTCCCGCCGAAGTGTTAACTGGTGCAGGGCGTGAAATGGTCGAAGGCGGTGCGGTTCAAGGCGAGATTGCGGCGCGGATCAATATGCGTTGGTTTTCCGGACTGACTCAGGCGATGCGGATTGTGTGGGACGGTAAAGTGTTTAACATTCACTCCATAGAAACCGATTTAACTGGTCGGCAAGAATATCGTCTTAAATGCACCGCTGGAGTCAATGACGGACAATGAAAATTTACCACGGCATGAAAGGCTTGGGTGACAATATTTACCAACGTGCTTTTATTAAAGCATTACCAAAGCCGTTTTATTTGCAAACACCGTGGGCAGAACTGTACGAAGATATTGAAGGTGTGTATTGCACTCGTCCACACACTACTTTACGTACACAAGCAAAAAATATAAAGCAATACAAACATTACCACTATGAACCAGTTGGCGCAACTATTGGCATTCAGTACGGGCGTGAAGGCATTATTCGCGGCATGGAACAATGCTTTCGCATTGCCCCGGCAGAGTTTGATTTACCTGACTTCGGGAAGATAGAATCGCCAAGACCTTATGCAGTTTTGCGCCCTGTGACGCATCGCAAAGAGTGGTTAGCGCAATCACGCAGCCCCGATCCAAAGTACGTGGCGGAAGCAGCAGACATATTGAAAGATTCAGGGTACACTATTGTCTCGGTTGCTGATTTGGCGGATGGCGAGGAATGGGCAGAATTGCCCTTGCCTTATGCGGATGTGCAGTATCACAAAGGCGAGTTAAGCGTGCGCCAGTTGATGGCTTTGATTCAACACGCAAGTGTAGTGGTAGGCGGCGTGGGTTGGATCGTCCCTGCTGCTATTGCGGCAAAGACTCCAGCTTGGATTATTAACGGCGGTCAAGGTGGCTTTAATTCCCGTGAGCGCATTACTGATCCACGCATGGATTTATCCAAAATAGAATTTGCCGTACCTGATCGTTTTTGTAAATGTTTCCATTCACAACACTCCTGCCGAAAGGCTATAAACAACCATGCAGATAAATTTACCGACTGGCTTCGAGGACTCCCTGATCTGGTGGCATGAGCGCGGCATGGGTTTTCACCCAAGACCCGCCATGGATTACCAAGCCGATTATTGGCAAGAGTATTTAGAGCGCGATGCAACGCCTAGTNGGGGCGGCACTCACCCGCGCTCGGGTCGATTTTGTGCGTAAACACATCGGGGCAGACATTCGGGACTTGGTCGACATTGGGATCGGCGGTGGCAGGTTTGTGCGCGAAGCTGACTGCAAGGGCTTCGATGTTAATCTCCAAGCCATCAAGTGGTTACAAGACCATCATGTATTCTCCGACCCCAAGGAAACCACTCCGGAGGCGGTTTCGTGTTGGGACGCACTAGAGCACATACCAAACCCCGAAGAGTTCCTCCGGAGCGTTCGGAAGTGGCTCTTCGTGTCACTTCCGATATTCATGAATCCAGCCACAGTGGTGAGCAGTAAACACTATAAACCGGGTGAACACTTGTGGTATTTTACACATTGTGGTTTTGTAAGTTGGTGCGCCACACAGGGGTTTGAATTAGTAGAGTATAATCACATTGAGTCGGACTTGGGGCGTGAAGGTATTAACACCTATGCATTCAAGAGGGTATGATGAAAATAGACTTTAAAATTTCCGGCGTGGATGGAGTGTTAGATGTTTTGCGAAAACTTCCGCCCGAAGTAGTATCAAAGAATGGTGGTATTATTCGCAAAGCTGCATCCAAAGGTATAAATGTAATACGAAATCAAGCCAGAATCAATTTACAGGCGCGGACTATGTCGAACGAAGAATCGACCGGGTTTACAGCTAAGAATGTTGTATCGAAACGTAAACTAATGCCCGTTGGCGAAAATGGTGAAAGATTTATTGTAACAGTGAAGTACGAGGATCACCCGACTAGTCGCGGGATTTACAAACGCAAAAAGATCAAAGCCAATGATATCGCGTTTATGCTTGAGTATGGTACGTCCAATCAGCCCGCTGAGCCTTGGTTGCGTCCAGCATTTGAATCAAAAAAAGAACAGGCAGTTGCTGTAGCCACAAATGAAGTATCATCACAAATCAAAAAAGTAATCGAGAAGCTATCTAGACAAAATAAATGATCCGTGTTATAATGACGTTATGTTGCCACCAATTTATACGATTTTGACTGCTAGTTCGAGCGTTACCAATTTGGTAGGCACTCGGATTTATCGGCATGGTTCTGCGCCTCAAAATGTAGCCAAACCTTATATAACTTGGTTTGTTGTAAACGGTCAACCAGAGAACCAAATAAGTGGAACTCCGTGCACTGATCGCGATACAGTTCAAATTGATATTTGGTCTGAAGCTGATTCCGAAATATCAACGGTTGCACTTGCAGTTAGAAACGCTTTAGACGTTGCAGGACACGCAAATTCATTAAGCATTAATTCACGCGAATTGGACACTAGGCTTTACCGCATAGGGTTTCAAGCGGAAATTATACAATCACGATAAGGAGTGATTCACTATGAGCATCAAGACCCAAGGCACAGAACTTTATTTTGTAGACGGTGCAACAGTTCTTAAACTGACTTGCCCAACTGGTATCACCGGACTCGGTGGGGCGCGAGATCAAATTGAAACAACTTGTCTTGACAACCTAGACGATAAAACGTACGAATCTGGCTTGGGCAATCCCGGACAGGTATCTGTTCCGTTTGTCTTTAAACCCGCTGAAGCATCACAGCAAGCATTATTCGATCTTCACGACGTTGGCACAGTAACCGAGTGGCTTATCGGTTTTAGCGATGGCACAACTGCGCCAACACTCGTGTCGGGTGCTTTAAGCATTGACACTACACGCACATCAGCCAAGTTTGATGGCTTTGTGTCTGACGTAAACATTGATGTTGCAACGAATGAAATCGTTCGTGGCACAATGACCATTCAGCGTTCCGGCAACGTGGCTTGGACTTGGAAAGCATAATGATTGCTCAATCGTTCTTCGTAAGCGGTGACATTCACAAGCGTGAAGTAAAACTGCCAAACGGTGAAAAGCACGATTTGTATTTCAAAGAGATTCCAGCCACAGAATTTCGGCGGTTTTCTTTGTCTGAACAGTCGCAAGACGAAGATGTGCGAATTGGCAGTATTGGCAAGCTGATTTGTGCAAGTCTTTGTAATGAGGACGGTTCGGCGGCGATTACGGCAGAGCAAGCGATGCAATTGAATGCTCCAGCAATGAATGCAATTTTTGAGCAAGTGCTTTTTGTGAATGGGCAAGGCGCAGAAAAAAAAGGTTAACGCCAGAGGATAAAATCTGGCATATTATTGCTCTGGCGTTAGGTGGCAGGACTATTGCGGAATGGCAATTGGCGATGTCACAGAGAGAATTTGATGCGTGGGTTGAGTATTACTCTTTGCACCCGTTTGATGATTTTAATAGGCAGTATAAACCCGCTGCATTAATTGCCAAAAGTATGTCTGGTGCTGATATGGGGGAGTTGTTAGAATGGTTACAACCCATTAGACAAATTGATACCGAATATTCAGAGGCGGACATGGCTACATTCAAAGCATTTGGCGTAAAGCCTCCACGGAGGGCATAAAGAATGGCTGCCGGTTCAATTGTCATTGACCTCTTGATGAAAACTGGAGCGTTTTCAACTGATGTAAAACGTGCCGAAAAAGAGATTAAGCAACTCGGTCAATCCATTAAAAACTACGCAACCATTGCCGCAGCCGCTACAAGTGCTGCAGCACTTGGCTTTGCCTATATGACCAAGCAAGCCATTAACAATATGGATGCGCTTGCTAAACAGGCGCAGATGGCTGGCGTTACAGTCGAAAGCCTCAGTGCATTATCTTATGCTGCTGATTTATCCGGTGTTAGTCAAGAAGAATTGACCGCCAGCATGGTTAAGTTGACCAAAGGCATGAGTGACGCTAAGCAGGGCACAGGAGAGGCATTAAAAGGTTTTGAGGCTCTTGGCATTGAAGTTAGCAAGCTAAGTACTGCTGACAATGCAATGGAGTTGATAGCCGAACAATTTGCAGGAATGCAAGATGGTGCTGAAAAGACCGCATTAGCGGTTGCTTTGTTTGGTCGCTCTGGCGCACAAATGATCCCACTATTGAATTCTGGTGCTGATGGGTTGCGCCAGATGAATGAGGAAGCTTCAACTCTTGGCAAGGTCATCTCTACTGACACCGCCAAGGGAGCAGAACAATTTAATGATGCCTTAACTAAGTTGGCTGGGGTTTCTGATGGTTTAATCAACAAATTTGCTGCTGGAGTTTTGCCAGCACTTAATAATTTAAGCCAAGGATTTTTTGACGCATATTTGCAAGCCGATGGGATGCGTGAGGAGATTAACAAATTAGTTGGCGTGGACATGGTGCGATGGGCAGAAAACATCGCTATTGGGCTTGCTCATATTGTTGACGTGGGCGTGATGGTTGCCCGTGTCATGGTTGCTATTGGCAGCAGCATTCGTGTCGTTGCCAATGATGTAATGGTTTTGTTTAGTGCCATGAAGTTTTTAACTCCTGCTGGCGTAACTGACACGATGGCAGTTTACGAGGGTTTTAAACAAAGTCTTAAAGATCGGCAAGATGCATTGGAGTTTGCGGGCGATGCTTACGATAAAGTGGTTAATTCAAACGGCGCGTTTTTTGCTGAAGCCACTAAAAATGCTGTTGAGTTGGCTAGATTAAGCAAGATTTTGCCAAACGATGAAGATTTTGGTGTCTCGCCATCATCTAAGCGCAACGCCCCCAAGCTGACAGCAATAGATAAAGGTGCGCAGAAAGAATTAGAAAAAATGCAAAATATGCTTGTCGAGGCTCAAAAGCTTGGGGCTGAGTATGACCGTGAGCGCAAACATTCTTTGGAGATGTTAAAGATTCGTGACCAGTTGGCAGGCATGACTGAAAACGAGCGTAAAGTGCAAATGGCGGTAAATGAAGTTCTTGATGCAACAAGCAAATCCTTGCAAGAAATTGCCGATAAGCGTGAGGCTGCGGCTGGACGCGGTGCAAATGAACAGGTACTTGCTGAATATGATGCACAAATAGAAAAAGTAAAAGAACTCGGCAAAGAATATGAAGAACTTGCAAGGACGCAAGAGCAAACATCAATTGATGCGCAAAACACATTTAGCTACGGTTGGAACAAAGCACTTGCGCAATACGCAGAGGATAGCAGAAACTATTCACGCAAAGCGGCAGATATGTTTGATTCCTTTACTGGAAGCATGAATTCTGCAATCGCTAACTTTGTAGAAACAGGAAAGTTTTCTTTTGCAGATTTTACCAACAGTATTGTGAAGGATTTATTGCGCATTGAATTGCAGATGAGAGCAAGTCAATTATTTCGTGCCGCTGCTGGTGCGATTACTTCAGCCTTTACAGGCGGCATTGGTGGCGCAACTACTAGCGGCGTTGGTACGACTGCTGGCGGTGAAGGTGCTGTGGCTTACCCTGTTTTCGCAACTGGTGGTTATACAGGCGATGGTGGCAAATATGAACCCGCCGGATTAGTGCATAAAGGCGAATACGTCTTGAATGCAAAAGCCACGCAACGCATTGGACGAGCAAAATTAGATTCGTTGAATGGTTATGCGGATGGTGGGTATGTCGGCGCACCTCCGCCACAGATGGGCGCACCGAGCGTAGTAATCAACATGGTGAACCAATCTAAGCAGCCATTGCAAGCAGAGCAGTCACAACCACGTTTTGATGGTCAGAAGTTTGTGCAAGATATTATTTTGAGTGATTTGCGCCGCAATGGTCCAATTGCACAAGGGATTAGAGGTTAAACATGGCTACCTTCCCATCTTACGCTTGTGTACAGCTTGATGGCTATCAAGAGAAGGCGAACTATTCTGTGTTGCGTTCAGAAATGGACAATGCCGTGCCTAAGCAAAGACCACGCAGATCATTGCCAATGGTTGTGCGTGATGTAAAGGTTAAAGTCGCAAACAAAACAGAAAAAGCATCATTTGATACTTGGATTCGTGATGACATTTTTGGCGGCACTGCTTGGTTCGATTTCATTGATCCTCTTGACGGGACAACAAAACAAGCCCGTATTATCTCTGGTGATGTCACTTGGTCGACTCCGGGCACTGTTTGGTTCGCTGAAATGAAGCTGGAGACAATAGGATGAGGCAATATTCATCCGCTGCCCGTCAAAATCTTTTAGCGACAAGCGCAAACGAACCGTTTTTGGTTTTGCTTGAAATTACTCACGCCGATTTAGAAGTGCCAATTCGTGTGGTGAATGACACGCAAAACTTAACAAGTAATGCGGTGGAGTTTATTGGTTGTCCATTTAGTGTCACGTTGCCGGATGATGTACAGAGCCAAGTGCCACAAGCAAAACTTGAAGTGGACAACATCGGGCGTGATTTAACCCAATGGCTTGAGTTTTCTCGTGGTGGTCAAGGTGCGTTATGTCGGATTATGCAGGTTATGCGTAGTGACCCTAACACGATTGAATTCGACATGACTTTGGATTTGACCAATATGGTCATTACAAACGAAACCGTGACGGGGATTTTAGGTTTCCAAAACATTCTAAACAGAACTGGCACGATCCCAACATTCACACCACAAACTGCTCCGGGGCTATGGTGATTCATTGGTCAGATAAGTACGTTGGTTTGCCATACTTGCCACAAGAATTTGATTGTGCGTCTTTAGCTGCGCAAGTGAGCAAAGACATATTTAATAAGGAAATTGGTTTGCCAGAATCGCACGGCGAAACATACAGAGGGCAAAGCAAGCAAATTTTAAAGCACAAAGATGACTTAGCTATTAAACTAGACAAGCCTGTTGACGGTTGCCCCACTTTGTTTTATGGGCGTGGTCGGCTTTGTCATATAGGCGTGATGTGCTGGATCGCCGGAGATTGGTGGGTTTTGCATAATGATGAAAATTCCAGATTTGTTGTGCGGCAACGATTGCGTGACATGACAAGGGTACTGTTTAAGCTTGAAGGCTATTACTCATGGAAATAAATAAGCCAAGCCTCGTATCGAATCCGCACCCATTGGTCGGTGTTGGTCGACAAATGGCTTTTGAGCCGTTCCGTGAGCGTGAGACATTACGTGCGTTTATGTTACGCACTAACATCGCAATCCCGAATAATGAAGTGGTGGTTTGGCACAACGGACATAGAGTCCCCGACAAGCTTTGGCAATATTTGATTCCTAAAGCTGGTGATCAAATTGTAATGAGAGCCAGAGTGCATGGTGGTGGCGGTGGCGGAAAGATTATTCGTACTGTTGCCACCATTGCATTGATTGTTGTTGCCACAATCGTTGCGCCCCCGCTTGGCGCAGCACTAGCAGCGTCTACTGGCATTGCTGTGGCTACTGCGACTGCTATAGTTGGCGCAGCCGTTATGATTGGTGGTTCTTTGTTGGTCAATGCGTTGTTGCCACCACCACGGGTTAGTGAAATGTCGGGGTTTACCGGACAATTGCCGACTTTTGGCGTTAGCCCAACAAGTGTAAGTGCCGCAAGGTTTCAAAGTGTAAGCGGCGGCGGAGGGATTAGCAGCGCAACCAATTCTGCTAGTTCAAGAGCCTATGACGTGAACCCGACTTATGCTATTGCCGGAGGGAAAAACCGTGCAAGGATTTGGGAAGCGATGGGGCTGGTGTTTGGTCGGCACAAGATTATCCCAGACTTGGCTGCAAATAGTTACACACAATATGTTGGTAATGATCAATATTTGAATCAAGCTTTTCACTTTGGTTTGCAGGGTGAAGGTGTAGATATTGATGACCTGTCGATTGGCGATACTGAAATCCAAAACTACAAAGGCATTGATTTACAGCGGTCAGCGCAAGATGGCGCACTAACGATGTTTCCAAGTAACGTAGATACGATTCAAGGATTCAACGTATCTAGTGCGGATGGTTGGATACAGCGCAACACATCAATCAATACAACACATATTGACATTGAACTTGCATCGCAACTTTATTATTACGAAGATGATGGTTCTTTAAGCACTCGTTCGGTGTCTTTTAGTATTGAATATCGGGCGGTTGGCGATGTTGATTGGAAAAAGGTTGGTAACAAAACAGAAACAGGGACATTTGCGCCTTATTATTGGTCTTTGCAGAGATTGAACTCTGCTACCGATACGATAAATCGTGGGCAGGTGGATTTTGGTTCTATTGTTAAAGCTGACCATACGGAGAATGAAGTTGTCGTATACGACACGTTCGAATACCCCGTGTCTACGTCCTATGACATCAATGGAAATTTTGTTGTCGATGAAACGGTAAGCAAGGATTTGTACGGGCGTTGGGTGTGGACACCGCACCCATACAGTCTAAACAAGCCTTGGCGTGGCTTTGCTCCTGACCCACAAGACCCAAATTCTACTGTGACCGTTTCCGATATTGTTTTAAGTGGCAACACGCAAAACCCAACTCGGCGCACAATCTCTTGGGATGTGCCAAAGGCGCAATATGAAATTCGTATTCGCAAAAACACGGGCGATATTAAAAGCACAAGAGAAACCAACGAATCAGCGTTAACACAAATATTGTGCTTTCAGCCCGATGAAGCTTCTTATGACGGACAAGCACGGATGGCGGTTCGGATTCGTGCATCGGCTCAATTGCAAGGTAGCATCGAAGATTTAAACGCAATCATTTCTGCAAGTTGCCCCGTATGGAATGGTACGGAGTGGGTCATGCAGCAAACAAGCAACCCCGCTTGGTGGTTTCTCTGGTACGCTCGGGGCAAACGCAAAGCAAACGGGGATCGTGTGTACGGCGGTGGGTTAGTAGACAATCAAATCGACCTTGATTCAATAAAATCATGGGCATTGTTTTGTGAAGAAAAGAATTTAACTTTTAATTACGTGCTGACGCAAAAAAGCACAGTTCATTCGGTGCTGGTGCTTATCGCCCGTGCTGGTCGTGCGTCCTACACTTGGCAAACGGGCAAGATAGGGGTTATATGGGACGCTGCCAATTTGCCCATTGTGGCGATGATTGCGCCCTATAACATTAAAGCGGGTACGTTTGAAGTCGCTTACATGAACGAATCAACCGTTGACGAGGTGATTGTTAACTTTATAAACCCAGCCCGAAATTGGGAACTGGATAATGTGCGTGTCGATGTGCCCAACGTGGCACGGACGAATACCTCAGTCACTTTTGATTTTGATGGCTGTATTGATGTAGGCATGGCTGGTCGTGAAGCCAACTTGCTTGCGGCAAGCCAAGCTTTTCATCGTCGGCGTGTGACTTGGGAAATGGACATTGAAGGCTTGATTGCAACCCGTGGTGATGTAGTGCAGTTTAGTCACGATTTGACCGTGTGGAGTTATTCTGGTCGTTTAACGGCGGGTGATCGAAACACTTTATATTTGGATAGCAAGATTCCTTCAGATGGGTCTGGGTATTTAAGTTTACGTGCGCCTGACAACACGATTCAATTGATTCAGGTTACAACTCCTGCGGCTGGTGATTACGATGTTGTAACTATTAGTACACCTTTGCCGGAATCGTTTCCTGTGCCGGACGAAGATTCAAACTCTGCGCCGATGGATTGGGCTTGGCAGTTTGACCCGCTAGAAACGCCGGGTCGCAGAATCAAAATTGTTGATGTTCAACCCAACGGCATGGACACAATTAAATTCTCCGGCATTGACGATAGCGAGGATTATTACAACTCTGAAAACAACCTGTACGAGTACACGCCGCCTAGAGATGGGTATTTGCTTGCTGGTGTTATTTTTGATATTTCCTTTGCGGAAAAAATCATTGTTGTTGCAGAGGACTTGATTCAAGTAACTGCTTATTGGGCATCGTCAAGAATTGATGCAGTCAACACCGTGCAGTATTTTATTAATGGCGTGGCGCAACCCACATTCGATACGATTGATCGGAAATACACGTTTACGGCTAGAACCTTTGATGTAATTGAATTTACAGTCACACCCAAGACATTTACTAATACAGGCACACCGAAAACGCAAACTTACACGATGATTGGCTTAACTTTGCCAATGCCTACGGTCACAGGGTTGACTCAGGTTTATCGTGACAATTTGACCGTGCTTGATTGGGAAGATTTGGTAGATATTCGCCCTATTCAATATGAGGTGCGGATAGGCACCTCATGGTCTAATGCACGAACTTTGGCAGTTACAAACAGTTCGGATATTTATTCCTTCGGGAACGGGACGTATTTTGTAGCTGCTAGGTTCGCAACGCCTTGGGGTTTAATCGTTTATGGTGAAGCAGACACGGTTAATATTACGGGTTCGGTTATTGTCAGAAACCTGCTAGATACCACCGTTGAGCACCCCTCTTGGACAGGCGATGTAACAGGCGATGCTTTTGTTGTTGATGGTCAATTAACTTTAGGATCAAACGGCGATATATTGGCGTTGGACGATATTTTTGTTCCCGATGATATTCTGTGGGCTGGAACTACTGCCACCTACGGAACATACGAAACAAACACGGCAAACATAGTCGACATTGGTTACCCAAGCACGGTCAAAATCGACTTTGAATTAAATCATTATGCTTTTAATTTCCAAGAAAACATTTTGGCTGTTGCGGATATGTTTAGCGAACAGGATATTCTGAACGATTCAAACCGTCAGTTTTACAGCGTCACACCGCAAATCAGGTTTGCTGGCGAGGATGCGGTGTATGGTAATTGGGTCAATTACACACGGGGTCTGGTGAATGCCAGATACTTTGATGTTCGCTTGGTTTTGGAAACAACAAACCCGTTGATTGTGCCGTTTGTAGATGAATTCACATGGTCGGTGGACGTTCCAGACGTTGTGCAAAAGGGCGAGAATTTATCTGTTTCGATTGCTGGTGAAACGGTAACATACGTAAATGCTTTTCACGCCATACCAAACGTGCAAATTACCATCATGGACGCTATAGATGGAGATTGGATTGAGTTAAAAAATTCGACTATTTCATCGTTTGACGTAACAATTTACAATGGCGCAACTGCGGTTGTGCGTGAAATTAACTGGATTTCTCAGGGGTATTAATATGACGCAAGAAGCAATTTTAGTTACCACCACGCCGCCGCTTCCGGGCTTAACGCTAGTGAATGCAATCAACGATGCGAATTTGACGATTGCCACCAACTTTGCGGGTTCAGATGACCCAGCGGCGGATGCTGATGCTTACATGACTTGGGCGGACACGGCAACCGGATTTTTAAAACGGCGCAATGCAGCCAATTCCGCATGGACAATTGTAGGTCGCATTTATTCCGCATTGTATGAAGATGCAAGCGGAAATCTTGGACTCGGAAATACAAACCCGACAGAAAAGCTAGACGTTACTGGCAATGTAAAATCTAGCGGCAGCATGACTGATCAATTTGGCAATGTGCGAGACATTTCAAAGTCTGGGTCAGCCAAGACATCTAGTTACACCTTGCTGACATCCGATATTGGACAGTTTATTGAAGTGGGGACTGGTGGATCGGTCACGATCCCTGATGCCACGTTTGCGGCTGGTGATGCTGTTTCTGTGTTCAATAATACGTCAGGTGACGTGACGATCACTTGCACAATTACAAATGCGTACATCGGTGGAGTAAACACGGATGAGGCTTCCGTGACCTTGGCAACAAGGGGCGTGGCTACAATTCTGTTTATTAGCGGCACAGTTTGCGTAATCACAGGAAACGTATCGTGACCATACAACAAATGCTATTGGGTGCTAGTGGTGTTGCACCTAGTTACAACCTCACACGCTCACTGCGAACGAGGGCTAGTGCGTCTGCTTATTTGAGTAGGACGTTTGGCACTCCGACTGACGGAAAAATTTGGACTTGGAGTGATTGGGTTAAATTAGGTTCGCTATCAACAGACAGAACATTGTTTAGTTCAGCAAACAGCGGCACATTTCCATACGCAAGTATACTTTTAACCGCATCAAATGCAATCCGTGTAACCGCATCACCAGATGGAATATCAAGCGCTGTTGAATTAATTACTAGCTCTGTATACCGAGATCCATCTGCTTATTATCACGTTATTGTTGCTTACGACTCGACACAAGCAACGGCTTCAAATCGAGTAAAAATATATGTTAACGGCGTTCAAGTAACTGCATTTTCTACCGCCACATATCCAGCACTAAATAGCACGATTGCCATAAATACCAATGCTTATGCTCACGCAATAGGCAGACGCCAAAATGGTTCAACATGGTACCTTGACGGCTACCAAGCTAAAGTCAATTTCATCGACGGTCAAGCCCTAACTCCATCCTCATTCGGTGAATTCGATCCAGTAATCACAACATGGTGGAAGCCGAAGAAGTACACAGGCACATACGGCACAAACGGGTTCTATCTGCCTTTCACGGATAACTCTGCGCTGACCACATCAAGCAACGTAGGCTTGGGTAAAGACTTCTCAGGCAACGGTAATTACTGGACTACGAACAACATCAGCCTGACAGCGGGTGTGACGTATGACTCCATGACGGATGTGCCTACGCTGACTAATGCGACTACGGCGAATTATGCTGTGTTGAATCCGTTGGCATCATCTGCATTTACTTATGCTGAAGCAAATTTAGCAGTTACAAGCTATACGGCGGGGGCAAGTTTCATCTCAACCATAGGCGTTTCATCTGGAAAATGGTATTGGGAGTACGTTGCCGCAGGAACTAATAGTATGTCTGGAATTAACCAAGGCAATACTGCAACCTATCCCGGAGGCGATTCTGTTGGGTGGGGTTATTTAGCTTCTTCAGGTGAAAAATATAATAACGGCGTAAATACTGCGTATGGGAGTTCGTATGTTTCTGGTGATGTTATAGGTACTGCGTTAGATTTAACGGCAGGAACTATCACCATGTACAAAAATAATGTATCTCAAGGAGTAATGGCTTCTGGGTTATCGGGTACATATTTCCCTGCATTTAGAAGTCACACAACTGGTACTGTGTACGTCAACTTCGGTCAACGCCCATTCGCCTACACGCCGCCCGATGGCTTTCTTGCGCTCAATACGTTCAACTTGCCAGCGGCTACTGTACCGAGAGGCAACATCTATATGGATGCTACAGCCTTTACGGGTAATGGCGCATCACAAAGTATCGTGAACGCTGCTGCGTTTCAACCTGATTTGGTGTGGGTGAAAGGTAGAAGCGGTGCAACTGACCACGCTTTGTATGACTCTGTGCGAGGTGTGCAAAAGCAGTTAGAAAGCAACACCACTACCGCAGAAACAACTGAAACAACAGGCTTGACAGCGTTTGGGAGCGGTGGCTTCACAGTCGGCGCATTAACTCAAGTCAACAACAACACAGGAACTTACGTTGCTTGGCAATGGAAAGGCGGTGGCGCAGCGGTATCGAATACCTCCGGAACAATTACTTCTCAGGTCAGCGCAAACGCTAGTGCAGGATTCAGCGTAGTGACTTACACGGGTACGGGGGCAGCGGCAACTGTTGGTCATGGGTTGGGTGTTGCGCCATCTTTTATTATTGTTAAAAATCGCAGCACAGGTGCTTGGTATTGTTATCACGTTTCTCTCGGCGCAAATAAATACATAGCTCTTAACAATACTGATGCCGCAGCAACTGACACAGCATTTTGGAACAATACAACTCCGTCATCAACTGTATTTTCAATGTCAACAGGAGTTAATAATACTAGCGGCAATGCCTACGTTGCCTACTGTTGGTCAGAGATTGCAGGGTTCAGCAAGTTTGGTAAATACACCGGAAACGGATCGGCTGATGGGACGTTTGTGTATACAGGTTTTAAAACCCGTTGGTTAATGATTAAGCGTACAGATA